GTACTGGGAATGTGTTGGCACGAGTGCGTTTGCTCAAAATCAATGGTATCTCTATGTAGGAAATTGCTACCCTACAGGAACAACGTACACAGGAAGACATCCAGATTCCGGCTACTATGATACGAGTGGCACCAAATACAACTGGGGAGGATGTAATCTAGGAAACGATGTCAAGTGGCTACTGGACTCAAACGGCACCCTACACCGAACTTATCACTATTACTGTTCAGACAATACCACACGATTACAGTTTTATTCCCCAAGAATAGACTAAAGAGATGGCACTGAACCTAGCAATCAAGAGCTATTGAGAATGGGGCCTGAGATGATGCGTGATTCTGCAAATAGTAGACTTACTGATTTACGAAACCTTTTCAACTCTAATTACACCATAGTCGATGGACAAAAGGTAATAGAAACCAATGACACGAATGATCAGGGACTAACGGTTTTAAGTTATCCGAGACCTGGCACTAATAGAACTTACAGTATATGGATAAAGTCGAAGTCATTCTCACTTGGGTGGCAAACATGGTTTGATGACGGAGGCGAACGCATACTCTTCGGTACCTCTAGTAACACTCTACACACATTTACCCAGATGTAAACTTAACAGCAAATTTACAGCCTAATGTTTAGTACAATTTATCATATACGCTCAGTGGAACATCCGCTATTGGATATATCAATGGAGTGGCAATAGGCAGCGGCACTTATAACAGTGCATTAACTAGTGGTACCGACTTTCTTTGGATATTAGGAGATAGTGGCGGTGAAATAACATGTTGTTATTTTTCAAGTGCATTAGTACATGACAGGGCTTTATCAGCAACAGAAGTTGAACAAAACTTCAACGCTACTCGCAGTAGATATGGCATCTAATAAATACATGAACAAGGTTACAGGATAACATATGGCAAACTCAGATAAAAACGTAGTAATAACTCCAAGCATTGGGTCGACAACAGCCGATCCAAGAATGGTGTTCTCAGCGGCCAGTGCATCATTAGGTCCTCAGAACATTACGATGAAAGCGTATCCAACGAATAACGGAACACTTTCAATTGAAGGCTCTGCTGGTCAGTTGTTCTTTGTCACGAATAGTATGAGTGGCACAATCTTCTCTGTCAATGACGTATCAGGTATTCCATCGATTGAAGTAGTCGATACAGGTGATATCAAGCTTGCACAGTATAGCGGAGAAGTATACTTCCGTGGCACTAAAATTATCAACTCTTTAGGCACTCGGGTGGGTGGTGGTGGTGTGCCCGCTGGTGCAATTATTTACACAAGTTCTGCCACTCCACTTACCGGCTATTAAAGTTGTGATGGCTCTCTAATTTCCGCATCAACATACTCTGGGCTTGTTGGTATCTTGCCCTATAAACCTGGGTTTAGCGGCATTTTAGGAGGAGCCGACGGAGAAGTGATTCCTAGCGATTTTTTTTCAGCGGTAGCAAGTGTGGGAATTGCCACACTTCAAGGTACTCCAATGAATATTTTTGATGGAAAAAGCAACACATATAACGCAAACCACTTGTGGTTTGGTCAAAACCCCACTGCCGACCATTCTGGTGACGGTCAGTTTCTTGAGTTTACCCTTGCGGCTGGCCAGCAGAGACTGCAATCTTATGCCGTGTTTCCAAGGGGTAATACAAATAATCCGGGTGACAATTGGTTTCCAACTACTTGGAGTTGGTATGGGTCAAATGATGGGGTCAATTGGGTTTTGCTTGAAACTCAGGCTAACTGAACAGTAGGGCAAAGTATTTATGATACTGCAATGACCTTTCTTAACAATGAAGGCGGTGCTTTCGTAGACGGTTGGAGTATTCCAAACTCTTACTGGAGCGGTAAAATGCGTAGTCTTTTAACTAGTGGCGCAGGGTATTCAAAGTACCGACTTGAATTTGATAGCAGCATTTATAGTACTACCTACGGAGCAGGCTTTGACCCGTATATTGCTTTCAGTGAACTGCGATTGACTTTTCCTTCGTATCCTGCTGACACAAGCCAGTTAGTACTACCAAACATTCCGGCAACAGGGTTTGTATTTGGAAGTCAAAAACTCTCTAACCCCTATAATGGTAACGCCTACAGCACATTTAGTTACGAAACTAATCAGCTTAAGTCGCTATTATACGTACATATAAAGACATAAGGACTAATTATGACATTATTACCAACAAAAACCGAAATTGCCTTGCATGCAAATTATGTTAGAGAAGGTGGCATAGACACTCATAGGTTTTTTCGAAATTTGCGCCTTAAGGAATCTGACTGGACTCAGACTAAAGACTCGCCTGTTAACAAGCAAGCATGGGCAATTTACAGACAAGCTCTTCGTGATCTACCTAACCATCCAACCTGGCCAAAAGTGGACTGGCCCACTCAGCCAAATTAAGAAAGTAATAAAATGACATTTCAAATCAAAATCACAGGTCTTCGCACTCAAACTGTAGTGTGGCCAACAGCGCCAGTATAATACTCAGTTATGAATAGAGTATATGATACTAATCTTAGAAATAAATTATGGCACAGCCTACTTCGAGAACACAATTTAAAGAGTGGTGCCTAAGAAAGTTAGGTAAGCCAGTCATTGAAATCAACGTCGACCAAGACCAGGTAGAAGACCGCATTGATGAAGCATTGTCTTACTATTGGGACTATCACTTTGATGGCACTGAAAGAATTTTCTTAAAGCACCAGATCACAGCGCAAGATAAGATATATCGGTGTGCCGGAAAACATCATTGGCGTAGTTAATCTATTCTCGCTAGGCTCTAGCATCACTGCCAGCACAGGCATGTTTAACGTTCAGTACCAATTTGTTCTAAACAACATCCATGACATGGTAAATTATAACTTGACTAACTACTATATGTCAATGGCTAATTTGCAGTTCATGGAACAACTCCTTGTCGGCGCACAACCTATTCGTTACAATCGCCATCTCAATAGACTTCATATCGACACAGTCTGGGAACGACTGTCAGTTGGACATTACATCGTAGCAGAAGCCTATTCTATTGTCGACCCTAATGTCTATGCCGATGTCTGGAAAGACCGTTGGCTACAAAGCTATGCCTCTGCAAAGATCAAGTATCAATGGGGCACTAACCTAACTAAGTTCACGGGCATGACACTGCCTGGTAACATTCAGTTCAACGGAGAGCAAATTCTTAATGATGCTCAGGTTGAAATCACAAAGCTAGAAGATGAAATGATTATGTCATATTCTCTACCTGTTACTGATATGATTGGATAATATCCGTGGTAAAGAATTACTACTTCGAAAACTACGGCAACTCGATGGAGCAAACACTCATCGAGGACCTAGTAATTGAGTCTATCCGTATCTATGGCGTAGACGTATGGTACTTGCCAAGAACCTTAGTAGCAAAAGACGACTTATTAAACGAAGATGACCTATCATCATTCAACGATGCGTACCTGGTAGAGATGTATGTAAAAAGTGTAGACGGCTTTGAAGGAGAAGGCGACTTCCTATCTAAGTTTGGTCTACAGATTCGTGACTCAGTAACCATGACAATGGCACAAAGGGTCTACGATATCGAGATTGGGCTCAATACTCAGATTAACCGTCCACGTGAAGGCGACTTAATCTATTTGCCCTTGAATAAAAAATTCTTCGAGATTCAACACGTAGAGCATGAGGCAATCTTCTATCAAATGGGATCGTTGCAGAAATACGACCTTCGTGCCGAGCTGTTTGAGTACAGCGGTGAAAGATTCTTCACTGGTCAAGACGAACTCGATAACCACTTTGAATCGATTGATGCTTGGCAAGACTCTACAGATATAAAGTATATGGTAGAAGTTCGTAATGGCGTATTTAACCTAAGAGAAGAGTCAGAGGGTAATGGTTGGGATGTTCAGCCTATCCTAGAGATGTACGCAGGACAAAACTACCTATTTGACCTGAGTCATGCATCTAACACGAACAACCGAATGAAGTTCTACACTACAAACTCTCCTAGTACAGGTATTCCGATCACGACTCAGACAGGAATAGTGGTAGAGACAGGAGTAGCGGGCACGGCTGGAGCTAGTGTAAAGATATCTATTCCTCGTGCGGCAACTGTTGGCAATACATTCCATTATATCTCTACTGCTACCCTAGGAATGGGCAGCACTATCAAGACGCTAGACTCAAAATTAAACGTAGAAGCATATGATGCTCTAGCAGACAATAAAATCATAGAGACTATTGCAGATAATATAATCGACTTTAGTCAGAAAAATCCGTTCGGCGAGGAAAACTACTAATGTACGGCCAACACTTCTACAAGGAGACTACCCGCAGGTACGTGGCTGTATTCCGGACACTCTTCAACGACATTTAAATTGGATGTATTAATAGCGCTGGCGCAGAGATTCAAAGAATTACTGTGCCTGTAAACTATGCTCCTATACAAAAGTTATTAGCTAGATTAGAACAAGATCCAAACCTATCAGCGCCAGCTATCACATTGCCACGTATGTCATTCGAGATTACTGGCATGACTTATAATCCCGAGAGAAAGCTTACGAGCCTAACAAGGCAGTCATAGGGCAATCCTACGATGCAAGCGTGACAAATCTATACGCACCAGCGCCATACGATATCGAGTTTCAACTTAACATTATGACAAAGCATACCGAAGACGGAAGCAAGATAATCGAACAGATTATTCCGTACTTCAAGCCAGATGTTACAGTAAGCGTTAAGATAATTGACTCGCTAGAAACTTATGTCGATATTCCTGTTATCCTTAATAACGTATCACTAGAGGATAGCTACGAAAGAGACTTTCAAACTCGCTGAGCCTTGATCTGGACACTAAACTTCACAATGAAGGCATACTTCTTTGGTCCAACAACCAATAAGAAAGTCATTAAGTTTGCTGACGTTAATGTTAGACCAAATATTGAGGCCTCAGCCCGAGCAACCACAGAAGTCACAGTTCAGCCTGGCTTGACCGCTCAGGGAGTTGGCACAACCGATATCACTAAAACCGTCTCATACGCTAATATAAATATAGATGATGACTGGGACTATATGACTACAAAACAGTAGCACTCCTTGCAAACAAAGGCAATGACGCCCGAGAAATTCTAGACCGTATCAAGATTGCATACGAAGCACTGCCAAAGTGGCTGAAGCAAGGCGTTATTGAATGGAACAAAGGCTCGGTTGAATTCGAGAACGGATGTAAAGTTATTGCTGCATCGACATCTTCCTCTGCCATTCGT